ATAGCACCAAAAAATTTATATAAAAATTTATCTAACATTTATTTTCTCTATTTTAATTCTATCTTTGTCCATTTTATTTAATTCTTTTGTCATTTCTTTTTGTGCTTTTTTGTCAGCTTTCTCTCTGTCTTTAATACGTTTAACATATGTTTTATAATCAGGTCTTTCGTGACCATATCTAGACCACAACGCCATAGCCTCATTACCAATTTTGCCATCGATAGGGCAAACGGTACCGGCTGAGATCATAGATTCAAAAACACGTTCGTCCTGGCACAGTATAGCCACGGCTGCTACACGCATACCGAAGTCATTTAATATTCTTGCTAATTTTAATCGTTCACAATTTTTATCAATAAAATGTTTTCCGCCGCTGATACCAAGTCCAAATGTTTGTACTCCAAGTGATCCACCTACTGCACACACGTCTTGTGTCATAGAATTATACGAAGGTGATGAAGCTGTTGGTGGTGCTGATTTTATATTAGAATTAGATGTTGAATTAGTTGTACTGTTTGATGATGATCCAGACTGATATGTTGTTGCTCCTCCAGTATAACCACCTTCAATTGATGTGTTAGATCCACTTACGTTGCTTTGTGTTTCTGCTGAATGTGTTGGTCCACCGAATAAGGCTAACATGGTTAGCATAAATATTAACAGAGCTGTGAATCTGTAATCCATGCGTAGGCCTTCCATTACTTTAAATATAATATTGCTATCGCTGCAATTACACAACATCTATAAGTAAAAATTGTTTTATTAGAGCTTATATAAATCAATTTAATTTTATCAATAATTTTATCAATCATGTTTTTTTTCCTCAATCTCATAGAAGAACTTATCAGTATCTTCTGTTTTCCAGTTGCCTGAGTCCTCTACATTCCATTCATTTGTTTGAACTTTCCAGTCAGGAATATTGTCCTTAACTGTAAACGAAGGTAGATCCCAAATTATTCTATTGTTTGGCTGAGCCGCATAGTTGCCGTCTTCTAACGCAATTATGTGAGCGCACTTATGTTCGTGCGGTATTTCCGAATGATCGGTATCAAGTATATTAGTCTCTGGATGAGCAAAGTCAATAGTAAATAAGTATTTACCGTGGTGCCATTTCTTATCTTTACCTATGTATTTACCTGATGCTGCACTTAAAAGATCAAATACAATAACAGCAGGATAATAGCTAAAACTATTCCAAAGCTGAAGTTCATCAAGTCTTTTGGTTGGAACAGCTTCCGGTTTAAAACCACGTTGAATAAAAGCCGTAATTGGTAAGCGATAAAATATTGCGCCGTTTTCCATGATAGCATGCCATAAAATAGCCCTACCACCCATGCATGTGATCCCAAAGATAATGCAGTCCTCAACTTCTCCGTGATGTTTTTTACAGTCATATAAATACTCTCTCCTTATTTGTGCGTAGGTTGCTGGTATGTTTGCATTTAAGTAAGCCATTCTTCGACACTATCATCAAAATCTCTGTAGTCTACTGTAATTTCGTCACCCATTTTAATGTTTTTTAATGCTATGCCATCATCATCTACACTAGGATTTATACTGTGATTTAAATATTTTTCGTTATCTATACCCATTACATATTCATTTTTTTTATCTTCATAAGCATGTGTTTCAATAAAATTAGCTAAAGCTAAAGGCATTTTTGGCATGTTTGTTGTATCAAATCTTAACTCAAATTCAGGCCTAGATTCTTTTATTTTTTGTCCTTTCATAACATTTTCTTTTGAAAATACTCCAACACCTTGTATTTTACTTTTGTCTAAGTATGTATTTATTAAAAACATTATGCTTTTATTTCTCCCCAACTATTTCCATGTTCATAATCAACTTTATTGGGGATCTTTAATGTAACAGCATTCTCCATAATCTCAATAATTTTCTTAGCTTGCTCTGGTGATTTTACAGAAATGTCCAATTCATCGTGTATTTGTATGTGTGGTACAATGCCTTCTCTATATAAATCTAGCATAGCTTGTTTAGTCATATCTGCTGCTGATCCCTGTATTAATTTATTTAATGCTTTGTAAGTCATAGCCCTTCTAATATTAGCTGTAGTTGCTTTTGGATATTTTTTAAAATACGCAGCTTCTGCATCTGCTTTACTTGTAGGTGGCACAAGTTTACCTGCGTTCCATTCTGCAATTTCCCATTTATTAAATCTACATCTTCTACCGCCAAAAGTTTTTATGTAACCAAAAGCTGCTCCATCTCTAGATATTGCATCAGATAAATCTTTTACAAAAGGTACACTATCGTGGTATTTATTAAATAATTTTGATGCTTCATCTTTTGTAGATATACCTAACTCTGCTTGTAGTTTAGCTTTACCCATACCATAAAACAATCCAAGGTTAATTGTTTTAGCTTCTGTTCTAGATATGTTTGCCATGTTTGCAACAGCTTGGTGGAAATCTACAGAATTGTTTTGAAACTTCTCTACAATATCTGTAACTTCTTCATCACCTTTAAACTTTGTGGCTGCGTAGTGAACTACTAATCTTGGTTCTTGTTGAGAGTAATCAAAACAACCCCAAGTATGGTTTTCTTCTGGAAGAAATAACGATCTAATCATAGGTCCTATCTGCTTGTTCCTCGCTGGAATCTGTTGGAGATTAGGATTAGAGTATGAGAATCTACCTGTTACAGTGCCTCCACTATCGCCTCTAATAGGGTTTATATCCGCATGTATTCTACCTTTATGTTGATGTTTAATAATTGTATCAATAAATGTAGTATGGGCCTTGTTAATCTCTCTAGCTTTTGCTATCTTATTAACGATTGGATTTTTATGTTCTTGAAGAAAATTTTTAGTGAAAGAAGGTGCCTGTGTTTTTGCAGTTCTTACATAACTTAAACCAAGTTTATCAAAAACTTTTGCAATACTTCTTGCTGCCCATATCTGAGGTTCTATTCCTGTGTCTTTTTTTACTTCTAGGAGTAAGCTTTCTTCTTGTGATGCTAGCTGTTTCTTTATTGTATGAGCTTTTTGAACGTCCACACGAACGCCTTTAAATTTCATATCTATAAGACACGGAAACAATTGTGTCTCAAGATCAAATACTTTTGTAAGTTCTTGTTTTTTAATCTCAACTGATAATTTTTTAAACAAAGATAATGTTAACTCAGCATCTTTTTCAGCATATTTTCCAACATACATTGCAGGTAATTTCCACATCTCTGCTTTGGCATCTATGCCTGCTTTGTCTGCTGCAGCACGTAGTGATGTTTCATCTTTAACTTGTCCAAGATAATCTATCGATAAACTATTTAATGAGTAATGAAATCTATTCTCATCTATTAATGATGCCATGACCATTGTATCAACAATGTGGCCATTGATTTGTACACCGTATGCTCTTAACCAACACACGTCATACATTGCGTTGTGAAATAATTTTACATTTGGTAAAGCACACACTTCTTTTATCCAACCCATTACAGCTGCTTTGTCAAAAAAATTACCTTCTGCATGTCCAAAAGAATAATATCCAGACCAACCTTCTACAGCTACAGCTATCCCTACAATTTCTCCATCACCAACTAATGCTCCAGAACCTCGTGATTTTAAATTTGGATCCCTTGTTTCTAAGTCAATTGCTATATATTTGTGGTCTTTTAAATCAGGGAATGACTCTGGACTTATCCATTCAGTAGGTGCTTCAAACATTATTTGTAATCCCTTTCAATTATCATTTCTATAAAGTGTATTGCTTTTTCTAAGTCTTGTTTCTTTCCTTTGTCTCTATGTCTTATGATGTACTTTATAGCACACCCTTCCGGGTAAAGCAATTCGTTCTCTATTACAAACTTGCTTGGCTGTATTTTATATTTTTGGTAATGGTTTCCACCTATTTGTTTGTCATATGTTTTCATATTACTCCTCCTATAAATATTCTATTTGCAAAATAAAAAGTTAACATTAATAAAAAAAATAAATCCGCTGCTGCTGGGTTCATACTATGGGTTCTCCTATTGTGTAATAATAATCGGACGTAGGCTGCATCAGATATAAATTTTCTTTTGCTCTAGTTGTGCCTACAAAAAATAACCTATGTTCTGGATCAGGATCTTCATATGCACCACGATATATAAATTCGTCTTGTCCTTCTGTGCCATAGTCTGGAAACAAACAAACATTTTCGCATTCCTTACCTTTAGATCCATGTAATGTAAGTAGTTCTATATTTGGTTTCTTCATTAAATCATCACCACGTTCTAGCAAGGTTTGCATGTATTCTTTATACTGCTCTGGTATATTTAATTGTTGCCAATCACCTTCTATTAATAAACCATGGTTTTGTTTTAATTTAATTAGATCAACACTTTTTTCATTCTGTAAACTTTTACCATCAGAAAAGCCTCTCGCTACATGCCCCTTCTTAACCAGTAAATATTGATAGACTGTTTGTGCCTCTTCTCCAGATACAAATGCTCCTTGATTTAACCTCACCCAAACTTGGTATGCTTCAACAACAGAGTTAGGTAGTCTAGTATTTGTTTTAGATTTAAATCTAATACCTAAAGAATAAAAATGCTCTGATATATTTATAAGAAGTTTATTTGTCCTAGCTAATATCATCCAATTACCTGCAGAAAAATCAATCTCATCTAATGTATAATTTTTATAAACATTACCTTCTGCATCTCTTGGTACCCATTTCTTATCTATCCTAGTAGTTAATTGATTTAATATTTTGATTGCTTCTTGATGCACGCTTCTAGGTACTCGACGAGATATTTCTTGGTCATCTCTCCCACCTTCTTGTGCCATAAAACAATTAGCATCAGCACCTTGAAACCCATAGATAGTTTGGTCATCATCACCTGCCATGTAGGCTCGTTGACATTTTGATTTTATGTAATCAAAACATTTCCATTGATGTGCACTAAGGTCTTGGGCTTCATCGAGGAAGATGACATCGAGTGGAGGACATCGATCTTCCTCAACAAACTTGTTAATCATATCATAGAACTCAACCATATTGGTCCCTTCTTTGAATGATTTTAAATCTGTTTCTAATTGTATTGTAGAATCAACGTCTATGTCATGGTGTTTCTGTAACTCTACAGCAGCATCTTCAATAGATATTAATTTAGATCTTGAGTATTGTATAATTTGTAAATGTGTATTTTGATATCTAGGGTTACCTGATGCATCAATTGTAGTTTCAAAAGATGTGTTTTGCCATTCTAGATACTGTTGTTTAAATCTATTCCATTTTTTACCAGTTAATAATTGAGTATTGGCATCAATATTTGATTGTCTCATACCCATAGCATGCATGGTTGATATGTATTTTAATTTAGAATTAGGGAATAACTCTGTGATTCTTTCTTCTGCTTCTTCTGCTGCAGCTCTACTAAATGTAATGTATGCAATATTTTCAGGATTAGTTTTATGTTCTTCTAATTCTTTTTTTAAATAATGGTTTACTAATCTATATGTTTTACCGGTACCTGGTGGTCCCATTATCTTCTTTACTATAGCCATGGTGATTTTTCTACTTTCGTTGTTCTAGGGTTAGGCCTATCTAATTTAACTGTAGGCATTTTTAATAGTCTAATTGTTTTTGTACCTACTTTAGGTGTAGCTTCTTCTGCTTCAAACAAAGATTCTAAAAATCTCATTGTCTTTTGTTTAGGGTAAGTTTTCTCTGCCCATGATTTAGTTTTTAATAAAAACTTCCAAAAGTCTTTAAATTTAAAATATGTAAAACCATCAGGATCTGTAAACGCAATACCTCTCATCACATCTTTTAATTCTTTTCCAGGTGTTTTGTTTATGTAATCTGCCAATATTTCTCTCAACTGTACATCTAGTTTAGATGAATCCGGTGCAGGTATAATTTCTAAAGTTGCAAATAATTTAATTAATAATCTACGCCACATATTTTTAGCAACTGGCATCATTGGTTTACCAATTTGATTCATACATGCTAATGAAAATTTCTCTGGATCATGTAATGTAATATCATCTACCTCAACACTTTCACCATCAATAGTTGCAAAGTATATTGGTGGATCAGAATCATATTTTCTAATCTCTGATATCTCTGGTGTTGGTGCATTATCTCCTACACCAAACTCTCTTAATGCACATTTTTTTGCATCACAGAAACTATGAATAGGTTCATCTTTACATTTATATTGATAGTCTTTGCTATCTAAAGATCCTATCAATGTATTTATTTCGTTTGCATCTAATGGTGGGTCCATAAATTGTTTGTTGTAAGTAAACATATGTCCTTGCCATTCATCTTTATCTGGATATCTTTTTTTAAGATAGACTCCAACATTGTACATACAATTATTTCTTTGACCATCTGGTACACCATCACTTAATAATGTAACTAAACATGGTGGCATGCCTTTAAAATCATCTTTCTCTTCTTTGTCTGCAGCTATTTTTAATTCATTTATTTTTGTTTCATCTAATGCAGTATTCTCATGTACTTCAAAAAACTCCTCTAATGATAATACATTGCCTTCAATGCCATAAGCATATCTTACAGTTCTCTCATGCGCATGATAAGGTAAGTTTAAAAAACTGCCGGTGTCGCCTCTATCTACTCTTATATAATCTTGTTTAGGAAATATTTCTGCACCTGCAAAACCCATTGCTGATGCAATCAATTTTAATTTTGCTCTCATTACAGCTGCTGGTACAAATTGTTTTGTAAAAATAAAAGCATGAGCACCACCAGATTTAGATCGACACACAATCATAGGTATGTTTTTTTCTTTTAGTTTTGCTATAAATTTTTTATGATCAAAAGGATATGTATCAATATCTATACAACCCCATTTACATTTATTGTCTTGATTGATTGGAACAATACCAAGTCCAGGATCGCTACCTTTAAGGTGCTCTTCCCATAACTTTTTAGTTACATCATTTTTAATTGTGAATGACTTAGTTTTGTGCTTACCTTTTTCGCTAAACTGATCTGTTTTTACAGTTTGACCATAGGCACTATTTAAGCCTTCAAATATATTTATAAATTTTTCTAGTTCTGTCATATCCACTCTGTTGTATGGGCGGCTTCAGTCTCCCTCTACCGCCCAAATTCACACTACTTGCCGGCTAAGCTTGTGTAAAACGTTTTGGCACGTTCGTACAAATTTGCATCCGTTACCGGACCATCTTTGACTACGTTGTAACCATACCATTGATTACCTTTGCCAGAATTTAAGACAGTGGATAGTTTATAAGCATGGCTAAATGATGGCGGTGTATAAGGACCGTTCTTTCCATCTAATGAAATGGACATCATCATAGAGTTCCATTTTCTACTTATTTTACCCTGCGATGAACTCATAGAAATTAAAGCCTGCTCAGCAGAACCATCATCTCCAATTATCAACACATAGTGTTGACCAACAGTTAAGATGTAATGACCGTTTTCTAGTCTATCTTTACCGCCGCCATCTTGGGTTGTTTGTGCTAAAATATCAGAACCATCTGCAAAAATGTTTTCTGGTCTACCTGAACCAGTTCCAAAATCTGCCCATTCTTGATACTCTAGTTTATAGTGGCAAGGAATAACTGTTACTCCTTCTGCTCCATTGTACAGTTTTTTAGTTACTGTATTTAAAAGCATTCCAGGATCTGCACCTTCAACATAATTTTGATTACGTTTTTGTGCTTCTCCAGAACCATT